TTCGGTTGCAGCCGAGGTCAGGCGGAGGAAAAATAATAAACAGATATATTATCATCTGCATTATAGCAGATAATGAGGAGAATGTCAAGATGAAAATCAAAATATGCCTATGCCGCAAATGCGGCAGGCGCAAGGCGTTTTACAAGTCTCTCGGGCTGTGCTACTGCGTTTCATGTTACCGCAGGATTTACGGGGAGGCAAGGGACTGATGGAACAACTCACCCTGATCGAGGACGAGCAGATCACCCCGAGGAGCGGCGCAAAGAAGTACAAGGAAAACGTCCTTGTACGCAAGGAACGGGAGCACATTGACGAAAATATTCAGCGTTTCCTGCAGTTACAGCAGTTGCCGTATGAATCGAAATTGTCTCACGCCGCAAAAATGGCAAAGGATTTTTATAATACCATCACTTCTCCCGTGGGAGAATATTACGCAAACTGTCATGTGTCTGTGGGCGGACTTGACAGCATTACCCTGCTGCTTTTTCTTCGCAGTTTAGGCATTGACGTTCCTGCAATATCAGTTTCAAGCATTGAGGACAGGAGCATTCAGCGCATACATAAACAGCTCGGTGTTATACAGTTGAAAACGTCCCGAGACAAGGACGGAAAGCCATACTCCAAACACAGGATTTTGCAGGAATACGGATTTCCCGTTATCAGTAAGGAAAAAGCGGCGAAAATCGAGCATCTGCAGAACCCGACCGAAAATAATGCTACTATCCGACACGCTATCATTACGGGCGAAACGGGAGAATACGGCGGGGGGGCGGAGAACAGCACAATGAAACCGCCGGGCAAAAGAGGTGCATCTTTCGGCGGATATGAAAACGAAAACGAGGGCGTTAATTACAAAACGCCGCCGTTCAAAGTCAGTTCGCAGTGCTGCTATTGGCTGAAAGAAAAGCCATGCGACGATTGGGCGAAGGAGCATAACAGCTTCCCTTATCTGGGGCTTATGGCTTCGGAGGGCGGCAGGCGTGAAAAATCACTAAAAATGCACGGCTGTAATTATTATGGCAAAGATACGGTCCGTTCCGCTCCGTTTGCCATATTCAACAGGCAGGATATTTTGCAGCTGGCGTTAGATTTGCACGTCCCCGTTCCCGAGATATACGGCACCATTGAGCGCAAAGGAGACGGCACCCTGTACACGACCAAGGCACAAAGGACAGGCTGTGATATATGCGGTTTCGGAATACATATGGAAGCCCGTCCGCATAGATTTGACCGTCTGAGGGAAGCCAATCCCAAAGCTTGGGAATATTGGATGTACCATGTTTGCAAAGACGAGGACGGCACAGAATACGGCTGGGGACGTGTCCTTGATTACATAGGCGTAAAATGGGAGGATATCCCCGAAAGCAACGAACAAATTTCACTTTTTGAGGAGGAATAAAAATGGAAACAAACGACATAATACAGGCTCCTGCTCAGAGCAGCGCCGCAACATCGGAAATTGTGCAGCAGCCGTCTGCAAATATCGTGGCTGATTTTTCAAGGGCGTACAAGCTTGCAAAAGTCATTGCAACGGCTGACATTATCCCCGACAACTATAAAAACAAGCCTGCCGACTGCGCCATCGCTGTAGATATGGCTGACAGAATGGGCGTTTCGCCTATGATGGTGATGCAGAACCTTTATGTGGTAAAGGGCAAGCCCTCATGGAGCGGGCAGGCTTGCAAGGCTCTCATTGAAGGCTGCGGCAAATTCAAGCCGGGCAGCGTCCGCCCTGTATATATCGGCACAAAGGGCACCGATGACCGAGGCTGTTATCTGTCGGCTGTATGGGCTGACACGGGTGACAGAGTGGAAGGTCCCGAGGTCACGCTGAAAATGGCGAGGGCTGAGGGGTGGCTCGGTAAAAACCCCAAATGGACGAATATGCCCGAGCTTATGCTTGCATACAGGGCATCGTCATTCTTTGCGAGGGTCTATTGCCCCGAAGTCCTTATGGGCGTACACGTTGAGGGCGAGGTTGAGGACATTCAGCCCGTTGAAAGAATTGAACTGTAACGGAGGATATGAAAAATGAAGGCTACCAAGATAAAAATAAAGAACCTTTTCGGCATCACCGAGACCGAGCTTGACGGCAGATCTGTCGAGATCACAGGTACAAACGGTACAGGCAAGACATCGGTAATAGATTCTATCAGATATGCTCTTACCAATGGAAGCTCCCGTGATTATGTTATCCACAAGGGCGAAAAAGAGGGCGAGATCATTGTTGAGACTGACACAGGTATTTACATCAATCGTAAGAAGCGCACCGAGCAGGCTGATTATAAATCCGTAAAGGACTGCGGCAAGGAAGTATCTTCTCCCGAAAACTTTCTTAAGCAGCTCTTTACGCCCTTGCAGCTTGACCCTGTAGCTTTTACCCAGATGACCAAAAAGGAGCAGAACAGGGCCATTCTTGACCTCATCGAATTTCCCTGGGACCTTAACTGGATAAATCAGCAGTTCGGTGAGATACCGCAGGGCATTGATTACAGCCAGAACATACTGCAGGTACTTTCGGATATCCAGTCCGAAAATGGGGACTACTTTAAGCGCAGGCAGGACATCAACCGTGATATCCGCAATCAGAAGGCGTTCATCGAGGATATCGCCAAAGATATACCCGAGCATTTCAATGCGGAGGAATGGGAGAATTTCGACCTTGCGGAAGCGTATAAGAAGATAAACAGCGCCAGGGAACACAACAGCCGTATTCAGCGTGCAAAGGCGTTCAAGGACAGTTATGCCAACAAGATAAGGGGCTTTCAGGGCGAAAAGGAATCCGCTGTGGCTGCCGAAAAGATGGCGATATCCAACCAGCGTGAAGCTATTTTGAAATCTATCGAACGCATGAAAGCGGAGATCGCAGCCAATGAGAACAAGCTTGCTTCCCTTGACGGGATACTTGCGGATAAGATAGCACTTGCGGAAAGCCGTTATAACGAAAATGTGGCAAGGCTTGATTCCGATATCAAGGTTGCTGACGAATATGCGGACAAAATTCCCGTTGAAACGGCTCCTCTGGAAGAGCAGGCGGCGCACGCCGAGCAGATGAAAAAATATATCAACGAGTACAACCGTATGAGGAATATGCAGGAAGAGGTCAAGGAGCTTACCGCCGCTTCGGACAAGCTTACAGCAAAGATAGAGCTTGCCCGCAGTCTCCCCGGAAAGATACTCGAAACCGCTTCTATCCCCATTGAGGGCTTCACGGTGGAGAACGGCATTCCCCTTATACACGGTCTCCCCGTTTCCAACCTCTCGGAGGGTGAACAGCTTGAGCTTTGCGTTGACGTTGCTCTGAGCAAGCCCAACAATTTACAGATAATTCTCATCGACGGCGCTGAAAAGCTCAGTGCGGAAAACCGTGAAAAGCTGTACAACAAGTGCAGGGAAAAGGGTGTGCAGTTCATCGCCACAAGGACAACTGACAGTGCGGAAATGGAGGTAACATATTTATGATACCCCACAGCATAACTCAGACCGACTATTTTTCACCGGAGAACAATCTGAAATATATGGGCGTGTCTCAGTTCAAAAGCTTTGAAAAATGTGAGGCGGCAGCCCTTGCGGAGCTGCACGGTGAATATGCTCCCGAAAAGACTACCGCACTTCTTGTAGGCTCGTATGTCGATGCACATTTCGAGGGCACGCTTGATATTTTCAAGGCAAAGAACCCCGAAATATTCAAGCGTGACGGTGCGTTAAAAGCTGAATATAATCAGGCGGATTACATAATCAACCGAATCGAACGAGACAGCTTTTTCATGAAGGCTATGGACGGAGAAAAGCAGAAAATTATGGTGGGCGAGATCGAAGGCGTGCCTGTCAAGATAAAAATTGACAGCTATCGGGAGCACAAGACCATAGTTGACCTCAAGGTCATAAAGGACTTTTCCCCCATATATGTAAACGGCAGAGGCAGGCTCAGCTTTTATGAAGCATGGGGCTATGACATTCAGGGCGCTGTATATCAGGAGATAGTAAGGCAGAACACAGGGGAAACTCTCCCCTTTGTCCTTGCTGCAGCCACAAAGGAAAAGGAGACCGACTTACAGGTCATAAGTCTGGATCAGGCTGAGCTTGATGCGGCTATGGAGATCGTCAAGGCAAATATCGGAAGATATGCGGCAATAAAGTCTGGAAAGGAAGAACCGACCAGATGCGGACACTGTGATTACTGTAAATTCACAAAACAGCTTGACAAGGTCCTGACCTCGGAGGAGTTTAAAAGTGACTATACAGATTGATACCAGAGAAAAATCCAGAGCCATTAAACAGATAGTGAGCTATTTTGATGAAACAGGCATTCAGCATTATACGTCAAAGCTTTATGTAGGCGATTATATGAGCCTTGACAATCCGAGGGTCGTAATTGACCGCAAGCAGAATTTACAGGAAATATGCGGTAATGTCTGCCAGCAGCACGAAAGGTTCATCAATGAGCTTAAACGTGCACGGGAAAATGGGATAAAGATCATTATTCTTTGCGAACACGGAAGCAATATCAAGACACTTGCAGATGTTCAGGGGTGGGTAAATCCCCGCCTCAGGACGTCTCCAAAAGCTGTCAGCGGAAAGCAGCTTTTCAAGATACTCTTTACCATTGGTCAGCGGTATGATGTTGATTTCGTATTCTGCGACAAGCGTATGACAGGCTATATGATAGCCAAAATTTTAGGAGGTGCAATATGAACAGAGTGTGTTTAATGGGACGTCTTACATCAGATCCTGAACTGCGGCAGAGCGTAAACGGCATATCGTCCTGTAGCTTCAGCGTGGCTGTTGACAGGGGGTATAAGGATCAGAACGGCGGGCGGCAGGTCGATTTTATCAGCTGCACGGCGTGGAGACAGACTGCGGAGTTTATATGCAGATATTTCAGCAAGGGCAGCATGATAGCCGTTGAGGGACAGCTGCGCACAAGAACCTATGATGACAAGCGCTATCCCGATGTCCGTCACTATGTTACCGAAGTTTATGCCGACAAGGTAAGCTTCTGCGGCAGTAAAAATGAAAGCGGGGGCGCTGCAAAACAGACCGCACCGCAGACCGTTCAGCGCCCTGCTCAGACTGCTCCCGCTGCTGATCTGAGCGATTTTGAGGAAGTAGTCAGCGACAGCAATCTTCCGTTCTGAGGTGGTTTGAATGCCGAAAAAGAAGAGCTTTATCCTTTATGCGGATTATATAAAGCATATAGAACGATTATCAGACGATGAAGCAGGGAAGCTGTTCAAGGCGATCTTCTGCTATGTGAATAATGGCAGGCTGCCAGACCTTGACGGAATGTCGGCTATGGCATTCTCATTTATCTCAAATCAGCTGGACAACGATTTGCAGAAGTACGAAGAAACGTGCAAAAAGCGCTCTGAAAATATCAAGAAAAGGTGGGATAAGGTTAATTCTGCCAAAAAAGCAACGGGAGATTTGTGCGATACAAACGATACAAATGAATACAAAAGTATTTTTTGTAATACAAACGATACTGATAATGATAGTGTTAATGATAATGAGAATGTAAATGATATTGATAATGATAGTGATAGTGTTAGTGTATTACATAGTAATATGCGCCCCATGGGCGAACACCACACAATACACCTGACACAAAAACAATACAATGACCTTTGTGAAAAATACAGCCAGGCTGTTGTAGAACGATATATTGACAAAATAGACCATTATCTTTATTCCAACGGCAAAGCACCTTACAAAAATCATTATGACACTGTTATTAAGTGGATAGAGGAAGACGGCGCAAAGGCACAGCCTTCAAAGCAGCCGTCATTCGATCTCGGCTTGATTATGGATCATGCCCGAAAGAATAAACCGGAGGTGTAAATTGAAGAAATGCTTTTCTGATCCGGCTGTTTTCAAGCAGCTGGAGACCGACTGCTATAATGCAGGTTGCAAGGGTCAGGTAATTGATTGCTCTGAGTTTCCTGCGGCTGAGTACAGATATTTTGCACGACTTTGCGGCGTATATGCGATGTTCAAAAGCAAAGCCATAAGTCTGGAGCAGGCTGCTGCCGAAAAGACTGTTTTGCAGAAACTGAACGCCATGAGTGCAGCCAAACCAACGACAAGCCCACAGAAATAAGCCGTATGAGGTTTTACGGATGAGGGTAGGGTAATTTTCCACGCCAAAACACAAAGCGCCTAAAAATGGCATTTAAATTGAAATTAGGAGGATATGCAAAAATGAATGAAAATCAAATCATAAGTCATCTTGAGGATTTGAAAACCGAAGCTGAGGGTCATTTTACCGATGACGGCGACGATGAAATATTCCACCAGGACGCAGAAGCGCTGCAGGCTGCTATTGATGCGGTTAAACGCAATGAAATCATTGCTGATGCTATAAACAGTGAGATTGCGATCTGCAATCATGAAATCCGCAAGGTGGATATCGAAAAGGCGAAGGCTGAGGAACGCAGAATGAATTACGGCGACCGAAAGGTAATACTTGTGGAGCTGCTCAGAACGATAAAAGGCGGTGAAGAAGATGATTGAGATTGATGACGTTGAATCCGTCGAAAAAGCCAACAAGTTGATGAAAGCGGTACCCGTTGAATTACGGACAGCAAACGAATTTGTTGACAAGTTGCATAGACATCATGAGCATGTCCACAGGGACAAATTTCGTATAGGCTGTGCAGTTGCGGGGCAATTAGTCGGCATCGTGCAAGTCGCACGCCCAGTTTCACGAAATCTGGACGACGGAGAAACTGTCGAGGTTGTACGATTGTGCTCAGACGGTACGCCGAACGTTTGTAGTTTTTTATATGCCAGGGCTGCACGGATAGCAAAGGAAATGGGGTATAAAAAAATAATAACATATATTTTGAATACCGAAAGCGGTGTGTCGCTGCGTGCGGCAGGCTGGCACAAAGATGCAGATGTTAAGGGTCATAGTTGGAACTGCAAATCCCGTCCGAGGAATACAACAGCACCAACGTGCGACAAGCAGAGATGGTGCAAATATTTACAGGAGGGCTGACAATGGATAAAGAAGCTGTTTTAATCAGCATTCAGCCGAAGTGGTGTGAACTTATTGCAAACGGGAAAAAGACTATTGAAGTCCGCAAGACAAAGCCAAAGCTTGAAACGCCGTTTAAGTGTTATATCTATTGTTGCAAAGCGCCGAAAGGCTGGATAAGGCTTGATAAAAACGTACAGCTTGATACCAAAATCATAGGTGAGTTTGTTTGCGATATTATTGAGCCAATAGCATATACAATAGACGGATATGCAGACATTATTAACTGTAAATATGCTTGTATGTCACCGTCTAACTTTTTGAAGTATGGCAATGGCGGTACGCTTTACGGCTGGCACATATCCGACCTCAAAATCTACGATGAGCCGCAAGAGTTAAGCGAGTTTGGACTTACACGTCCGCCGCAGTCGTGGTGCTATGTTGAGGAGGGCTGACAATGGCTGAAATACGAAATGTAAATATTGACAAAGAGTTTATCGTTAAATTCGGTGTATGCAGGACAAACTTTTCAGATGATATGTTGTCTATTAGTTTAGAAGTGCTTCCTGAAGCTATCAAAGAAGTTCTTCAAGAAACAATGGTAGAAGACGGGGAAATAGAAATAACGGTTACACCCGTGAAGCGTGGATTTTGGGAGCCAATATCAGAAAGCGAAATGACAGGCTTCAACCCTAAATTTGCAGGACGTGACCCAATTGCGGGATATAAATGCTCCAATTGTGGCAACGAAGCTATATTTAGCTGTAATGACGAATTTGTTTTATCGGATTACTGCCCCGACTGCGGGGAAAAGATGGACGGAGGTGAAAATTCGTGAAATCCAGATTACCAGTCACACCAGCACTGACCAGCCACGCTAAGAAAGTCCTGAAGCAAGAAATCAAGTCGGAGATGCTGGCATATTACGACAGATTTTCCGAGGAAGT